TGAGGGGTTTGCGCGAGCGAATCGACATCCTTACTTCCTCCCCTGTTCCTTGGCTCTGGCGTCGTATCCTTTTCTGTTATAAAGGCAACTCGCTGCTCGTCGAGCAAGGGGAGCCTGATGCAGTGTTGTGGAACGAGACTTCGGATGGTTACACCCGTTTCTACGCTAATGTCGGTGATGCCACTGATGCGCCTTCTTTTGCGCTCGGTGAAAAGATCAAGGATTTGATCTTCAAGGGTACCGAAGGGAAGGATTACACCAACTCCTACTCCGCCAAGATTGACACGGATCGTGTCACTGTTATGTCTGATCGTACGACGGTCATTAAATCACAGAATGATAAGGGAATAATTCGGATGTTCAAGGGGTGGTATCCAATGAATGCCACCCTCATTTACGACGAGGATGAGGATGGGTCTGTTACCAACAATGGGTTGTTGTCTGTCAATTCGAACAAGAGCATGGGAGACGTCTATGTCATAGATTTCTTTAGTGCGGGTCTTGGTTCTACATCTGATGATGAATTGAGGTTTTTGCCTACAGCTACTCTGTATTGGCATGAAAGATAGGCTGATCTATGTAAACGAATGTGCAATTTCCCTCCATCCAATCTGTATCCTCTTGTGACATATCATTTCTGGGGTCTGTGTTAGACAACCACATTGCTGGTTTACCCCACTCCATTAATATGGGTTCTCTGTAAAGCTGTTTGACCATGAAACAGGGCTGGCATCCAAGCCAATCCTTGAACCCCGGGAAGAACTTGATTCCTCCACGCATGTCGTCAAAGATTGCGTACTTAGCGTTGCGTCCTCCCGATAGAGCATGGGCCCCTGAAAATAGGCCGGCAAAGTAGAGGTGCTCTCCCAGGGATCTCGCAAATGTTGATTTGCCCGTGCGAGTGGGTCCCCAAAGGATAAGGGATCTGCCTCGGCCTGCTTGATGTGAGCCGAGCGAATGCGAGCGAGAGGAGGTGAAACCTCCAGAGGATCCCCCCGTGGTTCCCTAGGGGAACCCGGAGAGGGGGGGCTGCTTACCAGATTGTCCATCACGTCTCTCATCAAAGCCTTGCAACCATCCGACAAGTTCAGGATATGGTGTGATGTCGAAGCGTGCATCGCTTCTAGTCGGGCCTCCGTAAACAAGCTCAGGCGCTGCATACCTCCAGTCAGCGTACTTGGTGAGGCTTGTGAAACACTTGGCGAGATCAGATGGAGCCAGTTCTCGTACAAGCGCAAAAAACTCGTCTCTAGTGCAAGCATCCATGATTGTATGCCAAGTCGCGTCCTTTCGCAAAACACCATCGGAGGATCCATTTGGGCGCTCGAGCCCTCCAGCGACAACATTTCCATCCTTCGTCGCATAATCCCATCCAACAGCAGGAGTTCCGCGTGACGGGCTGATGTTAGGATGGTAATTGAGTACATCGGCAAAACTCGCTGATCTGAAGCGTCTTCTTCGTCCCCAATCAGCAAACACATGTAGGTGAGTCCCCCCATCAACATGTTCTTCTTGGCCGATGATGCACTCAGCTCCAAGCTCTGTAAAGTGGTTAGAGACCTCGAAAGGATCGAGTCCTGTTGATTGGCTGTAGGTGAATAATCCATATCGGCAGTAGAAATCGAAGGGCATAGAGTCACACTGAGTCACTGGACAAAACTAATATTATAGTCCAGTGACGGTGACAACCGTTCACTATAAATACTGAGCGACCCCCTACCTGTGCGAAGTCGGAAATTGCGAAGCAACCGAAGGGAATTTCATGACGAGTAGGGGGAAGCGAACATGGCTTATTCCCGCAAGCGAGTGTCCGCTAGGCCACGGCCTCTCCGGCGCAATCACCGATACGTCAAGAAAAGATCTGCCGCTTACACCAAACGACGCCCTGTCCGACGACGTGGCTTCCGCAAGTCCAATCGCCTTAATAGGAAGGCTGTTCTGAATATCACCTCACGCAAGAAGCAAGACAATATGCGTGTGTGGTTGGGTACGCCTTACCTCCCTGCTGCTACTTCTACCCCTCTTCGCATGGTCGGTGGCGCAGATTACATGTACGCATGGATCGCAACTGCACGCGACAAAGATAATGGGTCTGGTCCTGCTCCTATCGAATACGATCCTACTCGCACCTCCTCTCATTGTTTCATGAGGGGTTTGCGCGAGCGAATCGACATCCTTACTTCCTCCCCTGTTCCTTGGCTCTGGCGTCGTATCCTTTTCTGTTATAAAGGCAACT